CTAGAGGTATCTTTGGTTCTGACGCAGTATAATCGTTAAAACTAATATTTAAAAAGGGGCTTTCGGGCCCCTTTTTTTTGTGGTATAAGGAGAGCAATCATGAAAAATTTTCTAGTTAATATAAGAGCATATGGGTATCATGCGCGTTTTACAGTAGCGTGTGAGGATAGTGCTGAAGCTATTGAAAATTCAATAGTTGACAAACTAGGAGAAAAAGGTGTAAAATGGGAAAAAGACGGATTTACAAGTTCGTCTAAAAAATGGATAACTTATGAGGAGATCCACGATGCAAAACTTATCAGACCTTTACAAAGCGAAAAGGTCACTGGAGTTGAACTGGGAGCAGGAGCATCTTAAAGAGGGTAGATATACTCTCGACATGGTCAGAATAGACCATAAAATAAGAGAGGTCATAAACGATATAAAAATGGCCGAAGCTATGAAAGCTCACCAGACAAATAAAATTGAGGGTGCAGCACCCGAAGTATCAGTAGCTACTTAATAAAACGCTACATCGTCGAAATACGTACATTCACAACGCAATCCCTTGCACTCTATATAAAAATCATATATATTTTAAGCACTATACATTAATAACAAACAAGTAAATATAGACGCGTATAGTCGACAGCCCTAGAGGACTATATTTACATATTCTAGGAGGAATATAATATGGCAAACACGACATTTTCGGGACCTATAAGAGCGGGAACGATTTCAAACACTACAGGCACAACACTTGGTGATAACGTTGCAAACGTTGGTCAAGTTGTAATGTCTCAATCAATTTTGATTGATGCAGCAGTCGCAGCTGGAACAACTACTTACAACGTAGGTGTAATACCAAAAAACTCACAACTACTTACAACTACAATTAGAGTTGCAGTAGTAAGTAACCAAGGTACTACAGCAACTGTTTCAGTTGGAAAAACAGGAACAGCTGCATATTTTATAGCTAATACTGACGTTAAAACTTTAGGAGAAACTTCTTCTATAGCTAACGGCGCTTTAGATGAAGCTGATAGATTTGATGCTGATACACAAATTACAGCGACTCTTATAGCTGCAGGAACTACTGCAACTACAGGTCAAGTAAGTGTTACTTTTACGTATGTTCAAGCTAACAACTTATCAGACGCAACAGCAGTATAATAATTAATTAAGTGTGGGCTTCGGCCCACACACAATTTAATAGGAGAAACAAATGGCATCATATTCAAGTGATCAACAGGTAGCCAACGCTGTAGCAGACGCACAAATGGTTCCTTTAAATCAAAGAGCTAGAATGACAGGTATACAAGCTGAAGGAGCTGCTGGATCTAAAATAATTTTTAAATCTGGTGGAGCAGCTGGAACTGTAGTAGCTACTTTTGAATTTGGAACTGAAGGAATAGACTTTTATGTTCCTGGTTCTGGAATTTTATTTGACAACGGAATTTATTTAGATTTAACCGCTACACCAAGTGTTACTATAACATTTACGTAGGAGTAAAATTGTGGCTACAATAACTTACACAGTAACCGTAGCAACGGGAACTAATCAATATGGTACCGGTAATAAATATTATATTAACGGAGAGGCCAATGTTGTCTTATATTTACAAGAAGGCAACACTTACATTTTTGATCAGTCTGACTCTACAAATACAGGCCACCCTTTTAGATTTTCAACTACTGCAAATGGAACACACGCTACACCAGCAGGTGTAGAATATACAACTGGAGTAACAGCAACAGGAACTCCAGGTGCTTCAGGAGCAAACACAACAATAAATGTTGCACCAGTTAGAACTACAGGCGCACCTTTATTATTTTATTACTGTACAGTTCATAGTGGTATGGGTAATACTGCACAAACTATTTCACCAACTTCTGAAACTACAGAGTTTAACCCACAAATAGATGACATTATAGAAGAAGCATTTGAGAGAACAGGTGTTAGAGGAACTAGAACAGGTTATCAATTAAGATCAGCAAGACGATCTTTAAATATAATGTTTCAAGAATGGGGTAATAGAGGTGTACATTTATGGAAAGTAAAACTAGCTAAAGTTCCATTAGTGGAAGGACAAGCAGAATATAATTATGCAGCTGACTCTAATAATTTTCCACAAGACATTAGTGATGTATTAGAATCTTTTTATAGAAATAATACAGATACAGCAAATCCAGTAGATATTGCATTAACTAAAATTGATAGATCAACTTATTCACAAACACCAAACAAATTAGCAAAGGGAACTCCTTCACAATATTATGTTGAGAGAAGATTAAATCCTACTATATTTTTATATACAACACCAAGCTCAAGTACATCAAGTACAGTTACACCAAGTAATTTTCAATTTTGTTTTTATTACTTATCAAAAATTCAAGATGTTGGAGCATACAACAATACTTCTGATGTCGTAAATAGATTCTATCCTTGTATGATGTCTGGTCTAGCTTATTATTTAAGTTTAAAATATTCACCAGATAGAAGTCAAGAATTGGAAAGAAGATATGAAAGTGAATTGTTAAGAGCATTAGATGCAGACAATCAAGGCACTTCTACTTTCATTTCACCACAAACATTTTATGGAGATGGAGTATAATGGGTAGATACGCATCAGGTAAAAGAGCATTAGCAATTTCTGATAGATCAGGAATGGTATTTCCATATTCTGAAATGGTTAGTGAGTGGAATGGATTCTTAGTTCACAATTCAGAGTATGAACCAAAGCAACCACAACTTGAACCAAAACCAGTTGGTTCAGATCCACAAGCTTTACTTAATCCAAGACCACAACCTGCATCCGTTGAAAGTTTAATACTTTTAGATAATAATCCTTTTGAAACTATTGTTAATAGTGTTGATGGTAATACTTATATAAATGTTTATTCAGAAGATCATCAAAGAGCAGCTGGTTCAATTGTAAGATTTAGAGGACCACCAGAAGTAATTACTGCTGGACCAGGTGGGGATAGTGATGATACTGCAAATTTACAACAGTTTGCAAACATACCTACATTTGCTGGCGTAAGTGATATTGATTCAGCAAACGGTTTTACAATTCAATTAGGACAAATAAATAAATATGGAATTGTTACTGGTAGTACCACTAATGATGTGCTAACTAATCCTATAAATTATTTTTATTTTCAAAGTGCAGATAATGCTACTTTGCACGGAGTAAAAGGTGGTGGAAACAATTGCTCTGCAGGACCAGTAACACTTGAGGTAGTAAACGGATAATGGCATACACTTTAGATAACTTAAGAACAGATATTAGAAATTATACAGAAGTAGATAATGGTTCTACTACACCTAAAGTTTTAACAGACTCTGTTCTTGGAACTATAATTAAAAATGCAGAAAATAGAATTGTAAGAAATATTGATACTGATCAAAATGTATTTTACGCAACATCAAATGCAATTGTTGGAAACAGATATGTAACTATTCCAGATAATTTAAGAGCAATTAGATATGTACAATTTAAAGATCAGGCTGGAAATCAGTTTTATTTAGAACAAAGAGACACTAGTTTTATTGCAGAATACTACTCTACACCTGGTACATCTGGTGTGGATATTCCAAAATACTATGCAAATTGGGATGAAGAATTCTGGGTATTGGCTCCAACACCTGATAAAACTTATGAAATTACACTGGCTTATGACAAAGAACCAGAAAGTATTACAGACACAACATCTAACCCTGCTCCAGCTACAGTTGGAACTTATCTATCAAATAAATATCAAGATTTACTTTTGTATGGATGTCTGGTAAATACATATGCATACTTGAAAGGCCCGCAGGATATGTTACAATACTATCAACAAGCTTTTAATCAAGCATTAGAATCGTACGCTATCGAACAAATCGGTATCAGACGCAGAGACGAATATCAAGATGGTGAAGTTCGCGCTCAACTTAACGTTAAACCACCATCAAGTTAATTAAGGAGATAAAAAAATATGGCAAACATAATCCCATTTAGTTTTAGAGGTGCCCTCTTTTCTGGACAGCACGATTTCCAGGCATCAGGAGGAAACACTTTTAAATTTTCTTTATACACAACTAATCCTTATACAACAGCATCAACAGTTGCTTTACTAGGAACTGGAAATGGCGAAGTAGATACAACAGGTGGAACTAACTATTCTGTAAAAACATTAACTAATCTTGGAGTTGCATCTAGTACAGCTGTTGCTTCAGTAGACTTTGATAATGTTAGTTATACTTCAGCATCTTTCACTGCAGCTTTTGCAGCGATTTACAATACAGATACAGTTGATGGTACACAAGATAGATTAGTAGTGGTTTTAGATTTTGGTGGCGACAAGACAGCAACGAACGGTACTTTTACTGTTACGTTTCCTGATCCTGCTACACCTGCTAATGCAATTATTAGTATGAGTTAAGGAGAAAATTTATGGCTTTAGTAATAAATGATAGAGTAAAAGAAACTAGTACAACACAAGGCACAGGTGACATTACACTTGCAGGTGCATCAACTGGTTTCATTACATTTAATAGTGGTATTGGAACTTCCAATACAACTTATTATACTATCTTTGAACAAGGCACTAATAACTTTGAAGTAGGTTTAGGAACTCTTTCAGCTTCTACAACTTTACAAAGAGATACAGTTTTAAGTAACTCTGCAGGTGATACTAGTAAAATAAATTTTAATTCAGGTGGTTCAAGTACACTAGATGTATTTTGTACAATGCCTGCAAGTAAATCAGTATACTTGGATGGCTCCGGCGATCCGGTAGGAGCAGCATCTGCTGGCTTTGCTTTAGCAATGGCGGTTGCGTTATAAATAGGAAATAAATATGGCACAAAATTTTAGAAATAACTTACAAAGAAACGTTGGAACAGCTCCTGTTACTTTAATAACAGGTGGAGACTTTGATGCTGTTATTGGTATCAGAATCTGTAACACTAGCGCTTCTACTGTCTTGGCTAGTTGTCAGATTGTAAATGGAGGAAACGATCACTTTCTTGCAAAGAATGTCAGCGTTCCACCAAACTCTGCAATCGAATTAATTCAAGGCGGTGCAAAAATTGTGTTGGCAAATGGTGATGTACTTAAAGCTCAAAGCGATACCGCTTCGTCTTTAGATATTATTACTTCATTTATCGACGATATTAGTTCATAGGAGGAATAATGACGGCAATAGTAAATGGAATCCAATACATAGGAGGCGGAACAGCCCCTGACGAATTTATAAAAAATCAAGCGGGTACAATTGATGGTACTCAAACTGTTGAGAACGGTGTATTAGCAGGACCTATTACAGTACCTGGAACTATTACAGTAACAGGAGTGTTGGTCATTGTCTAAAATAGAAGTAAACACAGTTGCACCACAATGCGGAACTACTTTAACACTAGGTGAATCTGGTGATACAGTAACTCTAGGTTCTGGCGCAAGTCAATCTGGATTCGGTAGAACGGGTACAGTAGACTGGGATACAACACCTAAAACTGCTAGTTTTACAGCTACAAATGGTGATGGTTTTTTTGTAGATTCAAGTTCTTCAGCAATAACTGTTACGCTTCCAGCGTCCCCTTCAGCAAATGATATTGTAGCAGTTTCAGATTACAATGGATCAGCAGCAACCAATTCAATTACGATTGCAAGAAATAGTTCTAATATTAATGGAAATGCCTCTGACTACACAATTACAAAAGGATATTCAGCAGTAACTTTTGTTTATGTAGATGCAACAGTTGGTTGGACAAGTGTTCAAACTTCAAACATAGAAGATAACCAAAATCTTTTTATGATAGCAACAGGTGGAACCATAACAGAGGACGGAAATTATAAAATTCATAAATTTACAGGTCCAGGAACTTTTACTGTATCAAAAATTGCTTGTTGTTCAGCTAATAATGAAGTTTCATATACGGTAGTAGCAGGTGGT